TGACTTCTGGGACCGCAGGATCGGTCTGTACGGATCGGACAATCCCGATTCACTTCGCGGAAGTTACTTCGACGGAGTGGTTCTCGATGAGGTGGGGGATCAAAACCCGAAGATCTGGAACGAAGTAATCCGCCCTGCCCTCGCCGACCGGAAAGGCTGGGCACTGTTCATCGGGACGCCAAAGGGCCAAAACCACTTCTTCGACCTGCGGAACCGCGCTATCGGTGAGCCTGGGTGGAAACTCCTAGAGTTCAAAGCTAGCCAAACCAAGATCATTGCCCAGGCTGAATTAGACGACGCTCTGCGGGAGATGGGTCAAGACAAGTACGACCAAGAGTTCGAGTGCTCCTTCCACGCTGCCATCGAGGGTGCGTACTACGGACACCAACTCAACCAGATGGAAGGCGAGGGGAGGTTCTGCGAGATCAAGCGAGATGACCTCTGCAAGACCATTTGTGCGTGGGACTTGGGTATCGGTGACAGTACGTCGATCTGGGTGGCACAGGTTCACGGGCAGGAAGTAAGGCTTCTGGATTACATCGAGAACCACGGGGTTGGTCTTGACTGGTACGTCCGAGAATTACGCAATCGGGATTGGCATAAGGCTGAGAACATCGTCCCGCACGACGTACAGGTAAGGGAGCTAGGCTCTGGCAAGTCCCGTCTCGAGGTGTTGCAAGCCGCTGGGCTGGAGTGTCGGATTGCTCCGCGCCTGTCGGTGGATGACGGTATCCAGGCTGTCCGTAGGCTACTGCCGCGCTGCTGGTTCAATGTTCCGGCGGTAAGTGAGGGGCTGAACTGTCTGCGGAACTATCGACGGACGTTCGACGAGAAGCAGAAAGTGTTCTACGACCGACCGCTGCACGACTGGTCATCTCACGGAAGCGATGCTTTCCGATACCTTGCGATTGGGCTGAACGAAACGCAGTCCAGTTGGGGCAAGCCGATCAACGTACAAACTCGCTGGATTGTCTAATGCTAATGCCGCAAGGTAATATCGTGCCTAAGCACGCTTTCGATGCTCTAGTCAAGGAAGTTGCCGATCTGCGTAAACAGATCGAAGAACTCAAGGCTAAACAAGAGCAGAAACGACCGTATACGCGAAAAGAGGTCGAAAATGGATATCGGTAGGCTACAAGGCATCCTGCAATCGGAGATCGACGATGCTATCGGGATGCTTGACTCTGACACAACCGCACAGCGCGGCAAGGCAATTCAGTATTACCTGCGCGATCCCTACGGCAACGAGGTAGAGGGACGCTCTCAGATCGTTACCGGCGAGGTTGCCGAGGTTGTCGATGGTGCGCTGCCGCAACTCATCCGCGTATTCACTGCGAGCGATGACCTGGGTAGGTTTGAGCCTGTAGGACCGGGCGACGAGGAAGGCGCGAAGCAAGCGACCGACTACGCAAACTGGGTGTTCTACAAGGACAACCGAGGCTTTGCTCTGCTCCACGACTGGTTTAAGGACGCCCTGCTGGAGAAAACCGGCACACTGAAAGCGTACTGGGAGCAGAAGATCGACGTTAACGAGGAGGCTTATCGGGGTCTGACTGACAACGAGCTTCTCCTGTTGATGTCAGATGGTACTCGGCAGATCGTTGCACAGGAGACGATTACCGAGGAAGTCGCGTCTCCGATGGGAGCCATGCAGCAGACAACGCACAATGTTGTCGTGCAGAAGCGCGTCAACTCTGGCCGGATTCAGATTGACGTAGTGCCTCCAGAGGAACTGATTGTCAGCAAGAAAGCCACCTGCGTAGAGGATGCGCCATTCATTGCCCACAGGAGGCTCGCTACGCGATCCGAATTGATTTCGATGGGGTTTGACCCTGAACAGATCAACTCGCTGCCGACGTATAACTCTCTCGACTTTACCGAGGAGCGTCTTGCACGTTATTCGCCTGGAGAGGAGCCGTATGACGCAGACACTCTTGACGAAACGATGCAAGAGGCTGAGGTGTACGAGTGTTACATCTACGTTGACTTTGACGGTGACGGGATTGCTGAACTCCGGCAGATTTACTACTCCGGCCAGCAGATTCTGACTTGGGCAAACGGGACTGAAGCCAACATCAAGACGGATTACATTCCCTTCCATGTAATCTGCCCGATGCCTGTCCCGCACAAGTTCTTTGGTCAGTCGCTCGCTGATCGGGTGATGGACATCCAGCTAATTAAGTCCACGATTACCCGCCAGATTCTCGACAACATCTATCTCATCAATAACGCTCGCAGCGCTGTCGTAGAGGGTCAAGTCAACCTGGACGACCTGCTGAACGTCACTCCGGGTGGAGTTGTGCGGACGAAGGCTCCGGGGATGGTGCAGCCGATTACCGTTCCTGATGTGACTGGTTCTGCATATCCGCTGCTGGGATACTTTGACAGCATCCAGTCGAAACGGTCTGGCGTGTCGGATGTCCAACAGGGATTAGACCCGAACATCCTGCAAAACGTGACCGCTGCGGCTGTTGCTGCTACTACTCAAGCCGCACAGGGAAAGCTGGAGCTAGTCGCACGAATCTTCGCTGAGACAGGCGTTAAGAGCTTGTTTAAGGGCATTCTGCATCTACTCTGCAAGTATCAGGACAAGCCTCGCTTGATTCGGATGCGCGGCAAGTACATTGAGATGGACCCGCGAGAGTGGTCAAACCAGTACGACGTGTCGATCTCTGTCGGACTCGGGACCGGATCGAAGCAGGAGCAAATGGCGATGCTCCAAATGGTGCTGGCAAAGCAGGAAACCATTCTGCAAGCCTACGGTCCTGCCAATCCGCTTGTATCGGTCGGACAGTATCGGGCGACGCTCGGGAGGTTTATCGAGGCGGCAGGGTTCAAAGACTCAGCAGAGTTCTTCAAAGAGATTCCGCCCGAAGTCGATCAAGCCTTGTCGAATCCGCCTCCGCAGCAGCAGCAACCGGGGCCGATGGATGCGATGCTTGCTCAGGCTCAAGCCCAAATTGAGATCGACCGGCAGAAGGCTCTGGCTGACATTGAAACAAAGCGCATCAAGGCACAGGCTGACATTCAACTTGCACGAGAGAAAGCCGCTGCTGAACTTATGCTAAAGCGGGAGGAGTTTCAGGTTGAGGCTCAACTGAAAGCAGCAAAGGTTGGTGCTGGCATTTCCGCTAACGTGGAGATTCCAGGTTGAACCCGGAACGCGCTGCGAATCTAATGCGTGATGAGGAGTTTGTTGCTGAGTTAACTAAACTCCACGAACTGCAAATTCAGACGATTGTGAACTCGCTAGAGCACGATGTTGACGTTAGGGAAAATGCGTATAGAATGATTAAGGCGCTTTCAGTTATTCGCTCGCATTTCCAGAGTATCGCTGATACAAAAGAGATCGAACGCAAACGCTGGAAGATTTTGTAACTTGTAACGGGTGAATATGGACACGACTCCTAACGGAAGTGGACCGCTGAGTGTTGACGGTGCAGCCAACGCGATTCTTGGGCTAATGGGACCAGAGGAAGGTGACGAACCGACTCCCGAGGTTTCACAGGAGCAAGAGCCGCAGGTTGAGCAGGAGACGCAGGAAGTTGAGGAAACACCGCGCTACCGGGTGAAAGCCGCAGGTGAGGAACGCGAAGTTTCTTTGGACGACCTGATTAAGTCGTACCAGCTTGGCACTGATTACACGCAGAAAACCCAAGCGCTTGCCGAGCAGCGAAAGGCTATCGAGGCCGAGAAAGCTGCGGTAGAGCAAGCAAAGTCCCTCCGCGATCAGTACGCTCAACGGTTAGAACTTATCGAAAAGGTTCTATCGGAGCAGAACAAGACGGAGGATATTGAACACCTGAAAGATACTGACCCTATTGGGTATGCCGTAAAGGTTGCCGAACTTTCTCAACGGGAGAAGCAACTAACTGCCGTTCAAGCCGAACGCTCTCGCCTTGCCCAACAGCAACAAGCGGAGTATCAGCAGAAACTGCAAGAGGTGCTGATTCAAGAAGCTGGGAAGGTTGCCCAGGCAATTCCTGAGTGGGATACCGAAAAGGGAGAGGATGTACGCCGAGACATTCGCACTTACGCGAAAGGGATGGGCTACTCCGATCAGGAACTTTCACAAGCCTACGACAGCCGAGCAGTGATAACGCTCTGGAAGGCTTCGCAGTACGACAAGCTAATCTCTAACAAGCCAGAGGTCACTAAAAAGGTGTCTGAGGCTCCGAAGATGATGAAGCCCGGAACTGCGAAGGTATCGAATCCAGAATCGGATGCGCTGAAAGCTGAACGAAACCGCTTGCGTAAATCTGGCAAGGCTAGGGACGCGGCGACCATCTTTGAACGATTCTTGGCATAGGAGCAATCATGCCCACCTTTACCGCACATACGGCCATTGGCCAGCGCGAAGACCTTATCGATGTCATCTATGACATCAGCCCGACCGAAACCCCGATCATGAGCACTCTGGCTCGCACCAAAGCGACCGCAGTGTTCCACGAGTGGCAATCGGATTCCCTGGCTGCTGCAACGTCGGCTAATGCAGCCGTTGAAGGCGCAGACGCTGTAAGCGCAACTCTTAGCCCGACCACCCGTCTTGGCAACTACACGCAAATCGTTCAAAAGACGATTCAAATCTCGAATACGCTTGAGGCGGTGAATAAGGCAGGTCGGCGCAGTGAGAAGGCTTACGCCCTCTCGAAAGCCGCTGCTGAGTTGAAGCGGGACATGGAAACCATCATCACTGCCAACCAAGGCCGTGACGCTGGTTCGTCCACCACTGCTCGCAAACTCGGCGCAATTCTGTCGTGGATCAAGACCAACACCTCGAAAGGCACGTCTGGCACTGACCCGACGACCATCGGCGTATCGACCCGTTCTGACGGTGCTACTCGCACGTTTACCGAGCAGCTTCTGAAGGACGAAGTTGCTGCGGCGTTCGAGTCGGGTGGTAATCCGACGATGCTGATTGTTGGCTCTGGTCTGAAGCAAAAGGTTTCCTCGTTTGCCGGTATCGCTGCCCAGCGTTACATGGCTCCTGGTGACCAGCCGACGACGATTATCGGTGCTGCCGACGTATACATGAGCGACTTTGGAACGCTGAATGTTGTTCCTGACCGCTTCATGCGTACCCGTGACGCGCTGCTGATTGATCCCGAGTACGCTGCCCTTGCGTATCTGCGTCCGTTTGCGACGACTGATCTCGCAAAAGTCGGCGACAGCGAGAAAACGCAGATTGTTTGCGAGTTCACGCTTGAGATGCGGAACGAGGCTGCTCATGCTCTTGTGGCCGACCTTAACCCCGCGCTGTAACTCTTAACGGAGTGGACGCCCCTGCTTTCGAGTGGGGGCGTTTTTATATGCCAAAACTATTCTCTGTAAACGAAGGTGCCATCACTGTCGCGCACGAGACGGACGACGGTGTGATATTGGAAACCAGACAGGATGTTTCCCATATCATCGAGGCCAACAAGAAGCAGTACAACGAAGCCAGCAACACATACGACGACGTAATCACGCACGTTGCTCGTTTGCCGTTGACTGTCGTTGATGATCTGAACCGCAAGCGGGTAATGCAAGGGTTCAAGGTCATCGACAGTAAGGCGTTCAAAGCCTTCCTGAACCATCCTGACAACCGATTCTTTAGAACTCATCCGGGGCACATTTGAAAGTCGCTATCTGCGTACCGTGTCGAGATGAAGTGATGGCAGGGTTCTGCTTCGACCTTGCAAGGCTGTGTGCATACGAAGCAAAGCGTGGGGTGAATGACATCCAGTTGTTGCAGATGCCTGGGACGCTGATCTTTACCCAGCGTGAGAAGCTGGCGCAAGAGGCTATAGAGTGGGGTGCGGATCAACTGCTGTGGATTGACTCTGACCAGCGATTCCCCGCCAACACGTTAGAAGTCCTGCAATCGCGGCAGGTTCCGATGGTTGGGGTGAATGCCACGACCAGACGCGAGCCGATCCTACCGACTGCGCTGAACCTGAAGATCGAACGCGAGATGCTGCAAGGCAAACCGACTGGTGAGCCTTATCAGGTTTGGCACAAGGTTGAGAGCCGGGGGAAGAAGGGAATTGAGCAGGTGACAGCGGTAGGGTTTGCTTGTACACTTGTCAACAAAGAAGTTTTCGAGAAGGTTCCGCGCCCGTGGTTTGATGTCATCTGGACAGATCATGGGAACGTCATCGGCGAGGATGTAACATTCTGTGTCCGGTGCATGGAGAACGATATACCTGTCTGGGTGGATCACGAACTGTCGATGCACATCGGACACATAGGGGTCAAAACCTTCGGTTGGGATGACGTAAAGCATGGCCCTAACGACCTACAGCGATCTGCAAACAGCAGTCGCAAACTATCTCGCAAGAAGCGATCTAAGTAGCCAGATTCCGGATTTCATCCGTCTGGCTGAGATTCGCTTGCGGAGAGAGCTACGCATCCGGCAGATGCTGAAGTCTGTCACCACCTCCACGACTGGTGGCGATGACACGGTGCAGCTACCGTCTGACTTCCTGCAAATCCGCGATTTGTACACGGATGGCGATCCGGTCTACCCGTTGAACTACATGACGCCGAGCCTGTTTACTCGCAACTCCCGCAGTTACGAGTCTGGCAGGCCGGTGGACTACACGATTCTTGCGGATGAGTTCAAGTTCGCTCCGACGCCTGATACCGCATACACCTTGGTGATGCTGTACTACTCCGCTCCTGCGTTCCTGTCTGACACGAACACCACGAACGTCTGGACGGTGAATGCGATGGACTGCCTCCTGTACGCAAGCCTGGGGGAAGCCGAGCCGTATCTTATGAACGACGCTCGATTGCAGGTCTGGGGTGCGCTGTACAACCGTGGGATTGCTGCGCTATCGGAGTCGGACGACAAGGCAGAGTTCTCTGCTAGCCCGTTGGTAATGAGAGTGGCGGCACGATAATGGGACTCGTACTGAAAGACCGTGTAAAAGAGACGACGAGCACGCAGGGGACGGGCGCTCTTACGCTGTTGGGTGCTGTCCAGGGCTATCAGGCGTTCTCATCCATCGGCAACGGCAACACGACCTATTACTGCATTCAAGGGACTACTGACTGGGAAGTTGGTATCGGCACGGTTGGTTCTGGCACGTTAACACGAGACACGGTGCTTGCAAGCAGCAACAACGGAAGTCTCGTAGGGTTTGGTTCTGGTGTTAAGGATGTGTTCTGCACTTACCCTGCTGCTAAAGCCATTAGCACAGAAACCGGACCTGTCACGTTTGCGATAAGTACGGCATCTCCCAATGCTACGGTAAACGTCGTAAGCATTACCTCTGCGGTTTCAACAACAAACGGTGACATTGCCATCGTCCCAAAAAACGACGGTGCTTTACTCGCTCAAGTTCCTGATGGGACTTCTGCTGGTGGTAACAAAAGAGGGCGTCTCTCTGTAGACTGGCAAACAGAGCGTGCGTCTGCTGACCAAGTAGCAAGCGGCAACATTTCGGTCATCTCTGGCGGACAGGAGAATAAGGCATCTGGCGTTTATTCGTTTGTCGGCGGAGGCTTAAAAAACACAGCTTCCACTAGCACAGCCATTGTTGTTGGAGGCAATGAAAACATTGCTTCTGGCAGCGCATCATTTGTTGGCGGCGGTGCGTACAACGAGGCGCAAGCGCTGGATACGTTTGTCGGCGGTGGGTTTTTCAACTGGGCAAACGGCACATATGCTTCGACCGTTGGTGGCTATTTCAACACTGCGTCTGGCGCGTATTCGTTCATTGGCGGCGGTGTTTCA